ACCTCAGCATTATCATTAGCCCTCTGAGCCATGACACCGATCTGTTCAATCGTTCTTCCCAATGCAGCATTAGAAGCATTGGTTCTCCCTGCCGTATTTATCCTTATTAAACTTCCAGATGGTAATGTACTTCCACCACCAGGAAGATTAGTTCTGTTTGATCTTGGTATAATCGCCAATTATGGATTGCTCCTTGTTAAATCATTTATTCCAGACAGTAACGAAGAACCTGCTCTACGCTTTGATGTTGACCTTGCTGCCTTACCGATACCCCTGAACGTCTGACCTCTTAACTTGAACGTCTTAGCCTTATTCTTCGTTGTGTCAAAGATGGCAGCAATATCTTCCTCTGTATCAAGTGCTGTCTCGGCTATCAGTAATAAAGGAGAACCCTCACCTACCTTAACACCACCTTTAGCAAATTGCGCCCTCTGCCTTGCCTCAGTCTTATCTCCTGCCCTACGCCTAAGCCTCTCTTCCTCAACCCCGCGCTGTTCTTCTGCTAACGCCTGTGACTCAGATAAAGACTGTTCCAAGTCAGCCTGTGCTTCTGTATCCTTTCCTGCCTGTAACGTACCAGTTACATCAAGGGCAGTGCCGCCGGCAATCAAACCCGTACTTGTTACTTTTCCTATTGTTGCTGCCAATGCCTTAGAAGCACCTAATTTAGTTGCTACCAATGTCGTCAATCCTGCCATTATATCACCCTCGCATAGAGCCAATGATCTTGCTGTTTACTGTTATATTTTCTCAACAACCCCTCCTGCTTATATCCTAGTCTATCAACCCATTTCATACTTACTGTATGGTCTTTTAATACAATTGATTCTATTCTGTGCAAATCATACTTTATCTGCATTTCGTTCAGGAAATCCCTTATTGTACGATGCACCCATATTTTATGGTTAAGAAGCAGGTTAGATGTAAGCAGCCAACCCGAACCAACACCCTCCCACAACAACACCATGCCGCCAATAAAGATTATATAGCCATCATCATCAATGCCTGTATACGCATCCCCTTTTCCTCCCTGTGCTTCGATAATATCAAGAGAACCACGAATCCCCATTACCACTTGCCTATCAAAATCCCTTAAATCAATCTGTTTTAAATGTTTCACGTGAAACGGAATTAACTCAGGGATTATATATCTCCTATATCAAGCACGCCTGTTATTGATAATACGGTAAGAGGATACGGCTGAGTCTGCTTTATATTAATCCTGCCGTGTTTATCGTATCCAAGATTATTAACTTCAAAATCATCTGTATAGATAGGCGGTTCAGCATCCATAGCATCGGCAGGAGTTCTAGTCTCTACCTGATCACCATTTATCGTACCACCAATAGTTTTATAGAATCTGGCATTTATTGACGACCACCCCTTGACAACTCCCTGTATCGTACCCTGTTCTGTCTGTATATCAGGACGCACCGTATCAACGTCTGTCGTATAGGCCAAACCAACCTCTACCTCAGTAGCAGCCCTCTCAAGTGTTATTGAACCTGAAGATACCGTTTTGTTCGGATGAACAGCGCCATTAGCAATAACCGCAACAGACTCTCCCTCAAGATGGCTCAAGCCTGTAATTGTAGTGGTAGATGTACTGTTATAAATAATCGCACTATCTGTATTAAGCTGATCCCACTGATTAAACTCTGTCGCACCAGACCACGCATCTTCATCAAAATACTCAATGTTCCTGATAATAGAACCATTCACTGTTCTATTAACAACTACCCATACCTGATCTTTACCCGACACAGGTATAGTCGTAACACTTTCGATTATACCCGTAGCGCCTGTTGTGTGCCGATGCCAACCCACTATCTGTTGCGCCCTGTCATACGTCATGCCTAGTAACTGCCCGTCATTCCTCACCATCCATACAACTGAATCAGGCTCCTGCTGATAAGCAATATCGTTAATCCCACCTTCGGTTATGTGTTCCGCAAGTAATGACAAATCAGGAGCATTAAAAGAATCACTTTCAAATACAAAAACAAACTCTCTCAACTTCCGCTTCGATCTCTGCACAAACAACGTCACCTCACCAACACGTACTGGCTGTAATGACGAACTTCCATACGTAGTCTCATCATCAATCTTAATATTAGTCGGTGACATTGCGGCATCGTTTGTCGTGCCAATAGTAAACTCACCGCCATACGTACCAACTCCAAGCTTCTTCTTGGGAGATAACCACCGTATAGGATTCTGACCTGTTATAGTAAAATCTAAACTATCGTCATCATTAGTACCGACAGCAAAACTTTCAAAGTCATCTATAACACTCCCCCATATTGTCTGTGGCTGTGTATCTGTTCTCGCATAAAACAATCTCTGTTCGTAAAACCCTACAGCAGCAGGAAACCCTCTTGTCGCAGACCATGAAGCAACCTCAAGTGTCCACAGGCCACCGACAGCAGCCGTTGTGCTGTCAAGCACATGAAGCACCTCTGCCTTCACAACTGTGGTTGAGGTAACAGCCGTTATCTTTGCAAGACCGTTATTGATCTTTATAAACTTACCTACATCTCCACCATTAGGAGCAGAAGTAGTCCTCCATCCAGTAGCACTAAGCGTCATGTTGACGATAGCACCCACAGGACCTACCGCAGCAGGAGTCAATGTCGTATTCGGCGAACCTGTAATTACCCAATCACCATCTGCCAATGCAGTACCTGTAAATGTACTGGTAACATCCATTGTCACCGTATCAGGTGATGTAGCAGTAATATGAGACACAATAACCCCAACGCCAGTACCAGACACAATAGTGCGCCCAACATCAGAAACTAAGAATAAATCTTCTGTTGTGTAATCAGGCGTAACTGTCACACCATCGCCACTTGTCGCGCTTAAAGTCAGCGATTCGTTAGTACCATCACCTAAATCCGTATCTGCAACAAAACTTGGAGCAGGGCCAAACGCGATAACCGACAAAGACCACGATGTATGACTTGCCCTCGTAAGCTTCCTCGGTGCATAATCCTTATGAGTAATATATAATACATCCGCAGATTGAGCAAAATGAAGGTCAAACAGGTCAGCAGCCACATAGGGAGTAGATACGCCAATTGGACTCCCACCACCTATCCTTGCCTGATTACGATAAAACCTGATATGCAAATCAGTAAATTCGAGTACATAGGCATCTGTCACACTAAACTGAAAGGTAACGACTCTTGTTGCCTGTGTACTGTCCTTTACTTCATTTACATATCTTAATCCCGGTCTACGCGTGAACCCGCCCTGCGGAAAGATAGTCGCATTTTCCATCTTCTCAACGCCATTTATATATTTATTAAAGTCGATGCGTGAGTTAAGTTTCGGACTAATCTCTCCTGTAGTGAATGCAGTAAATATATTCTGGACTCTAGGCATTAACGAGCAGTACCTCCACCTGCCACCGGAATACTTGAGGGTGATTCAATTCCACGCCTTACACTGACAAGCACCCTGTTCTTCATTACATTATACGTACCTTCCTGACTATCATGTGTTCTCGCGGTCTGCGTCTTAAACTCTGCAACATTAGCAAGCGCATCCGCAAGCGCCTTATCCCTCTTTATCGGCATAGCGATATTAGCTGCAATTTTAAATACAAGAGCATCAGTGAACAGATCATCAAACTCTACCGTATTCGTTACCCTTGCTATGTATTTAAGGTTAACACCATCAAGATCGGTTAGTAACTTCCGCCCCTCCACCTTCCACTCCTGCGTAGAGTTCCACATTTCTAAAGCACGTAAACAATATGGATCGGTAGGGAGAGAGTAAGAGTAGGTAAACTCAAAATCAGGGCCAGTAGCATCTTGAGACAACGTCTGCCTTCTCAATGCAAAATTATACGTATATTGCCTTAGCATGGAATCCCTTGTGTGAATGTACCATCTGCGTACAATATCACCATGTGTAGTAACATCAGAATCAAGGTTAGAGATTGTAGCTGCTCCAACCTCTACCAATGCTGCATTTGCTATCTCTGTATTGCTATTCATATAGCTTCCTTAAAAACGGTGAGGGTGGCGAAAAGGATAAGACCACCCCCACCAACCAGCGAAAACTTAACCATTCATTGTGTAAAAAACATACATCTTTACTGACAGAGAAGTTCCGCCAGTAGTCACCGTCGTTAGTGTCAGGTCAACTGTATCAGCGGTAGTATATTCATACTCTACACCGTATGTACCCGCACCAAGAGCTTCCTCAAATGTAGTGGTAGATGTCGTGCTTGCAGTGCCCATTGCAAGAGCAGAACAATACCTGTTAGGGTCTACGCCATCACCAACCTCTACAGTAACAGTACCGCCTAAATCTTCCCATTTGAGATAACTTAAATGCTGATCGACAATAGCTCCTTTTGGAAGCGACACCATCTGAACAACATCGCCAGTTGCCTCTGTGCCAGCCAGAGTATAAGTACCTATCTTACACCTTAAAGCCGAACCGTTACGATTAAACTCACCACGCACAGGCGGTGATGCCGCATCGTTTGTTAATTGCGTACTCAATAAAGTTGCCATCTTTTTACCTCTCTTTCAAAAGTTTAATTTCTACTTAAATAAGATTAAACATGATTACCACTTTTAAGATGGCTTACATGCAATTTCTACCACAGCTTCATCTTCGATTCGTACAGCACCCATGTCCAGATAACTCCAAACCTGAGTAGCATAATTCTTCGTAGACTCTTCTGTGATTCTTGTTTCTCTCAACCTTCCGATACCAAGCCCCATAGATTCACCCTGAAAGCAAATTACCTGAGTATCAGAATTGGAATCAGTAGTAAGCCTTTCTGAATGAATCCACTTGAAACCAAGATAAGTGTCTATCTCTCCCATGACCAACGCACGAATCACGTTGTAATCAGCAGATGTCACTTTCTCAAGGGCAAGCATGGCTTCCATCTGAATTGCATCAAACACTAAGAACCTTGAGTCTTTCCTTACCTCATTCGCGTCAAGTATTCGCTTTGCGGCAAGCACTTTATCAAGGTTAAGAAATGCATCAGAACCACCGCCACCAATCTGGATAGTAACTTTCTGCCCAGACGGTAATGCCTGAGAACCAGAACCTGTCTCACCAGTTGCAGCAGTGCCGAGTAGAGCAGCAATGATGATGTCATCCTGAGTCCTACCTATAGCCGAACCCTGAGATTTAGCGTAAGGATTAGTAGGGTCAATAAGCGTCCTGATCTGATCAGGATCATCAATCAAGTCAGCTACGGTATATGGCGCTAACGATGCCATACGTCTTGAGTGAGGGGTGTCCTGTTGCATGGTGTCAGCATGACGTGATGTAAGCTGAACCATAGTTTGCAGGCCGAGCCTGTCAAAGAATACGTTTTTCCCGGTAACATTTTCTTTAACCTGAACGGCATTGATAAGACGACTATCATCCTGTTGCGACAGATGAATTATA